AATATTTGAAGAATCAATGAAGACCCTGTCTGAAACACCACAGGACATAATAGGGTTGCCCACAGGATTCCCTGCATGGGATGAGGCGATCGGTGGCGGTTTGAGACCAGCTACGGTTAATGTAGTGGGGGCCAGGGCGAAGGTTGGAAAATCATTTTTCTGTATGAACGTAGCTCGCAACATAGCCGAGAATAACATACCGGTCCTGTACTTAGACACAGAATTGACCAGCGATATGCAACTTCACAGATTGACATCTCTCGTAACGAAAGTGGAATTGAATCACATAGAGACTGGCCAGTTTATCAAGAATCATCACGAAGAAGATGCTGTCTGGGGTTGCAAGGAGCATCTCAAGAATCTAACGATTGACCACTTCTCTGTTGCTGGTATGTCTCCGCAAGCTATCATGTCAATAGCAAGACGCTGGTTGTCAAAGACTGTTGGTTTCACAGACAGCGGAGCAGCGAAGCCGTGCCTTATCATATACGACTACATAAAGCTTATGAACGATGGTAGCTTCAAAAACAACCTACAAGAATATCAGCTACTAGGTTTCTTGATAACTGCACTACACAACTTCGCCGTCAAGTTCAAGCTTCCTATTCTAGCTACTGTCCAGCTAAACAGAGATGGTGTCGAGAAAGAAGGTTCAGAGGTAGTGTCTGGATCGGACAGAATCATTTGGCTATGTTCTAACTTCACCATACTAAAGCCGAAATCACAATCAGAACTGAACGAAGACCCACAATCCAACGGCACCAAAAAACTCATCGTGACAGCTACCAGAAATGGTTGTGGAATGGAGAACGGTGAATATATCAATGTCATAGACGAACTGTCTGTGGGTAGACTTTCGGAAGGAAAACCATTTTCTCTTGTGGCGAACGAAGCATTGGAGAACCAAGCAATTGAGTAAGTTTGAGCCATTGAATGTTAATTTTGTTCAGGACCGTGCCTGCGAACGCATAACAGAAGTGTTCGATGCTCTAGGCATAGAATACACAGAACGGCACGACTACATACAAAGTGCCTGTCCGGTCCATGGTGGAGAAAATGAACGAGCCGTGTTTTGGGCTATTCAGTCAAACCATTGGCAGTGCAAGACTCGTGGTTGTCACAAAGACCCAGTCACCGGCCCGTCCAATAGTGTCTTCGGATTGGTTAGAGGTGCTATGACCCTCAAGACGGGGGAAAAATGGAGTTTCCCACAATCAGTCAATTTCGTGACGCAGGCGCTGGGCCTAAAAGACTGTCCGCAAGATACGGCTACGGCACAGGATATCGAGATAGCTAAGATGCTGAAGATTCACAGGAAAAAGCGAACGTTGCCGAAAGATCGTGGAGCGTTGCTGTCTGAAACAATTAAGCATCTAAGACCTGACCAAGTATACTACCCCAATCGAGGCATATCGCCCGATCTCATTGCTAAGTACCATATATCATTTTGCAACACCAAGGGTAAGCCGATGTACAAACGAGCATTCTTCCCTATCTTGGACGACAAGGGGAGATACATCGTTGGGTGGTCCGGGAGAAGCATCTACGACAAATGCCCAAAATGTAAAATGCATCACCATCCCGAGCGTGAATCGTGTCCTGACCCCAACTACAAGGGAGTGTATACCAAGTGGAAGCACTCTACCGATTTTCGCGCTGAGAAATGCCTGTATAATATCTGGTACGCGAAACCATTCATCAGCAAAACAGGTGTTGTAATTCTCTGCGAGGGGCCTGGGGATGTATGGGCATACGAAAAAGCGGGTATCAAAAACAGCGTAGCGATTCTTGGCACCAGCATGTCCCGGCAACAACGACTTATGCTTCAAAATGCTGGAGCGTTAACCATCATATGCACTTTCGACAATGACGAATCAGGACAAAAGGCTATGACGAGGATGGAAGAAGAACTGACTCACTACTTCAGGGTATTCTGTGTTACACCCACAACTGTGAACGATATAGGCGATATGTTCAGTGGCGACATATTGTCTCAGATTGGTCCCATTTTGCAGCAAGCATCTAGAGCAGAAATGCTTTCAGACGACTATGCTGTGGAGGAAGTAAATGGCTGAGAAATTCGGAAAGATTGAAGACTCTGGTGAGAGACGTGGATTCTCCACGGGGGCTAAGCGTGACGTAGATGGAGACAAGCCGAGGTATGACCTTATCCCTATGACCGTCCTGCTAAGGGTCGTGCGATGTTATGACCGTTTTGATCTATCAGAAATCGTGAGCAAGGACGTTTCCGACAAACTGAAAGCACGAATAATGAACCTTGGTCTTGCGTGGGGGGCCTACCCTCTTGACGATACTCTTTTGGAGATAATTTGGATTTGCCTGGAAGTTATAGAACTACAAGAAAACGACACCGCTTTGAGCACTAATCCAAAGTCGTTCTGTGGACTTCATGCAATATCTCCCAAGACATATACTAGGATAGCAAATCATTACGGAGGTGGAGCTAAGAAATATGATTCATGGAACTGGTCCAAGGGAATGCCACATAGTGTGTTCCATGCCAGTCTGATGCGACACATTTTCAAGATCATAGACAACGAAGTAAACGAAGATCATTGGAGTGCGATATTCTTCAATGCAGCGGCTATCTTGCATTTCAAGATGGTTGGTAGAGTGGATATGGATGACATTACTCCAAGGCTAGAAGAATGGGGAGACTATGAGACTAGTTAGATGTAGTTCATCCGCTATCAATCTATACAACCATTGCCCATTTTCGTATTTCATGCAATACATATTGGGTATGGAGTCGCAGTCTGGGAAGGCTGCGCTCCAGGGTAGCATAGTACATCAGACTCTAGAGTGGATGATTCTTTTGAGTAAGCGTGGGAAAACGAATGTTGATCCCATGTGGCTACTGCATCGTGCTTGGGACGAACTCGTCGTTAAGTCTCCGTCTATTAGTATACGAAAAGTCACTACGAGGTACGACAAAGAAACTGGCAATCTCAAAGAGGCGGCAGACTTTAAGAAGTGTCGCGTTGCCCTAGAGCATATTCTGGCAAACGAATTTTACAATCCGTATGATCTGACAAAGATAATTGGCGTAGAACAGTGGTTTGCGTTGGAAATGCCAGGAGAAGAGTGGAAGTGCCTGGACAAGGACAACAAAGAACACCAATTCGCCACTCGTGGCTTGATAGACTTAGTACACGAGATTGACGAAGATACCATAGAAATCGTAGACTGGAAAACAGGCAAGAGAAAAAGCTTCTACACGCAAGTAGATATCGACGAAGCAGTGTTGATGCGGGAAGTTCAGCCGAGACTATACCACCTTGCGGCATTCGATCTGTATCCACAATACAAAAACATATTGGTTACCTTCTACTACTGCAACGATGGTGGTCCGGTGACTATATCTCTTTCTCGTGATGATATCCCTATGACCATCGCTAGTCTCCACCGCTTCCTGACAACAGTCAGTAAGGATACGCTGATTCGCCGGAACCGAAGCTGGAAATGTCGTATGTGTAGTTTCGAGAAGAACAGTACGTGTCACAAGGTGTGGTCAGATTTGCATACCTTGGGCGGCGAATACGTCGAGCAGAAGTATGCGGAGTTGACTTTCGAAGGCCAGCAACTGATTGGGAAAACAGATGAGTAAGGAAAAGAAATACGTACCTCTCCACGTACACTCGCATTACAGCCTACTTGACGGCTTGTCCTCTCCGAAAGCCCTCGTCAAGAGATGCGTGGAACTTGGTCTGCCGGGTTGCGCGATAACTGACCACGGTAGCATAAGTGCCATGAAGCCATTCTACGATGCATGTAGAAAAGCGAAAATCAAACCCGTCATTGGGTGTGAGATGTACATCTGCTTGCAGGATGCTACGATCAAGAACAACGGCAACAACAAGCGACACCACTTAATAGTGCTGGCCAAAAATGACCAAGGCATAAAAGACTTGATGTCGTTAGTTAGCGAATCTAATAAGCCGGAACACTTCTACAGGAAACCTCGCATCAGTATGGAAGGTCTTGCTCCGTTTGCGAGCAAGGGCAACCTCATTCTTCTGTCTGCATGTATCGGTGGGGAACTGCCCTCTAGCTTGTTCACAGATTTCAAAGCGGCGTGCAGCCTGAGCGAACATGGTGGCGAAGCTAACCTCGCAGAAGTTCGAGCGTGTCTGAAACCAGATTGGAAAGAAGTCGGCAAAGAGATTATCAAGAGATTTGTTGAGATAGCTGGAGAAGGTAACTTCTATCTTGAGTTGCAGGATGAAGGCATGTCTGTCCAGACTGTGGTCACAGAGTGCTTGAGGATACTGGGCGAAGAGACAGGGATTGGTACGGTAGCGACCATTGATGCTCACTACGCATCTCAGGGAGACGCAGAAGATCAGAGATTGTTGCTTTATGCACAGCTTCATACCACGA